ATTTTGTAAAGTTTAGCAACCGCATACTCTGCAACATTTGATCTGATGTTTGCGTTTAACTCATACTCTAGCCAACCTTGGCGTTTGCCTTCAGCATAGTTAGGGCGATCTTCACTGCCCCACTTCATTAACCAGCGTTCCATGCCCAACTGGGCACAGACTCGAATCTCATCTTTTGTTAGTTCTACAATTTTTGCCATGTGCCAAACCTATCACACTGAGACAATAGCCTTTTACGAAAGGAGCCATATGGCAGACAAAGGAACAGCAGCAGCAATTATTGAGGTTGCTGAAAAAGAAGTTGGCACAATTGAAGGTCCAAAGGATAATGAGACTAAGTATGGCAAATTTACTAAGGCAGACTTTCTACCTTGGTGTGGCTCATTTGTTATGTGGTGTGCAAATCAGGCAGGTGTAAAGGTTCCTAATACCGTCTCAACTGTGGCTGGTGCAACTGCGTTTAGAAAGATGGGCACCTGGGTAGATGCAAAAGATGCCTCTCCAAAGCCAGGAGACATAGCCTATTTTGATTTTCCAGGAGATGGTGTAGATAGAATTTCTCACGTAGGTATTGTTGTATCTAACAATGGAGATGGAACAGTTACCTGCATTGAGGGTAATACTGCAGGAACTGCAAAAGGTGATCAACGAAATGGTGGCGAAGTTTGTAAAAAGGTTCGTGGCTACATATCTAATAAAAAGAAGGTCATGGTATCTATTGTTGGATTTGGTCGCCCTAACTACGTTGGTAACGAAGTTGAAGCAAACGTTCCTGTTTCAGAGACACCAACCTTCCCAGGAACTATTAAACCTGGAAGTAAAGGGAACAACGTCAAGGTTGTTCAACGTGCTCTTGGTCTAATGGCTGATGGAGACTACGGCCCAGCCACAAAGAAGGCTGTAATTGCATTTCAAGACAATCACGACAATTTGGACTCGAATGGAATTGTTGGCCCCAAGACTTGGGCAGAACTGGTCAAACTACTATAAACTGGACATTTTACCCCCATGGCCCCCTAAGAACCATCTGGTATTCTTGGGGGGCTTTCTACTGAAGGGGTGCCCATGACAACCATCATCGGAGTACAGTACGAAGATCGCTGTATCTTACTTGCAGATAATCAAGTAACGGATGAGAGTGGTCGCATCTATCGACATCCACAAATGGCAAAAGTTACCGAACGTGGCGATTTTATAATTGCTGGTTCTGGAGAGGTCTCTCCTTGCGATATTGCTCAACACATTTGGAATCCACCAAAATTAACTGCCAAAGATTCTAAAGATGTCTATCACTTTATGATTGCAAAGGCTATGCCTTCCCTTAGAAAATGTTTAACTGAAAATGGATATGATTTTAATGAGGACCACGACAAATCTAAAGAAGGATTACGATTTCAATTCTTAATGGCTGTTGGTGGAGAGTTGTTTGATATTGATCAAGATTTGGCTGTTATGAGAAGTATGGATGGAACCTATGCAGTTGGTTCTGGGGCTTCATATGCTTTAGGTGCTCTGCATGCTGGTGCTAAACCAATGAAGGCTATGGAGATTGCTGCAAAACTCACAGCCTTTACTTCAGGTCCATACATTGAGAAGGAACAACTTAAGTAACTTTGGTGGGATACATCAACCTTTATAAAAGTTACTCCTGATAAAAATTTAAACATATACTAAAATAACAGCGTCTATTATAGATACTGTTCTTTTACTATTTTTAACACTTTCAACAACATTTCGACTCCTTCAGTGTCTTACTAGATGAGGGGATAACCATCTTTAAAACCTCAATTGTAAAATTAATTTAAGGAGAAAGATTAAGTGATATCACTAAAAAAACTTGCCACAGTCTTGGCTGCAGCCTTGACACTTGGCGTGATGTCGGCACTTCCGACACAGGCTACAGTATATGCTGACGTTGTCACCATTGATGCCGTAGCAGATACAATTAATCCTGGTGAGACTGCAACTGCAGTAGTATCAGTATCATTTTTGGGAACAAGTGTTGGAGATACCGTTTCGGTAATATCTGCAGTGTTGTCTGCCCCATCTACTGCTAGCGTTCCACAGTTTGCTGTTACAGAAACATCTAGCGCAACAGTAGCGTTATCATCAGATACAAAAACTGCAGCAATTTCACCAGCAACTAATACTACTGGTTATGTTACTGCAAAGTTAACAGCATCACTTAATGTGCCTAGCGTGGCTGGAACATATGTAGTTAGATTTATTCCTACATTGACTAGCGCATCTGGTTCAGTTACATCTGCTGCCCTTACATGGACAGTTACTGTTACCGCTCCAGATCTTAAGGCATCAACTGCTTATACAACATCTATTTTAAATGCTGGTGAAACAATCTCAGCAACAACAGATGCAACTGTGTATGCTTCAAAGGCTGTGTCTTCTGATGCCTCAGCAGTTATAGTTTTAACTCAAAAGAATGCTGCTAATGCTTCTGCTTCAGAATCAATTACAGCAACAATTTCAGGAGCAGGAATGTTGGGACATGGTACAAACCATGCAACAATTAACGGTCTTGGTAGATCATTAGTTGTACCTGCAGGTAGTTACATTGGAGTATTTTCTGATGGAACATCTGGTGTAGGAACAATCACACTTACTTCAGCATCTGGCGCAATATTAGCAACAGAAAAGGTAACATTTTATGGCGATATTGCTAAAGTTGTTACAACTGTAAAGAAGCCAACAATTGCTGTAGGTTCTAATGCAGATGCACTTTCTGTCGTAGCATATGATGCTGCTGGCGTAGTTGTAGGAGCAGGAACATTAACAGCAACTTCAAGTGATCTTACAGTAATCAGCAACTCAGCAACAACTGCTTCTATCTCTAATGGCGAAGCATTGTTCTCTTTGGCTGGTGTTAAAACTGGTTCAGCAGGTGTAGTAGTAAAGAGTGGAACAATCTCTGCAGACACAGTAACTGTGCGTGTAGAGGCTGCGGTTTCTTCTATTAAGTTGGCTTTTGATAAAGCAAACTATGTAGCAGGAGAGCAAGCCACAATTACTCTTTCACCAGTTGATGCAACAGGTTTGGTATTGTCTGGAAAGACATATGCTAACCTACTTGCTTCTACAGGAATTACTACAAGTTATTCTTTTGGTGGATCAAGCGACACAATTACTGCAACATCTATTACAACTGACGCAAATGGCGTAAAGACTTACAAGGTTTACATGCCATTATCTGCAGGTACAGTTACTATCAGTGCAACTGGTGGAACTGATTTACCAGTAGCAGGTCAAGTAAAGGTGTCTGCAACTGCAACAGTAACTGATTCAGCATCACAAGCACTTGCTGCTGTGGCTGCATTGGCTGTGACTGTTGGACAACTTAGAACATTAATTACAACCTTAACTAATCTTGTACTAAAGATTCAGAAAAAGGTTAAGGCTTAACAACTCCTTATAAAAATTGAGGGTAGATTAATTTCTACCCTCTTTTTTATTGTATAAAAATGGTATAATTGCTAATATAATTACACATAGGAGACCACCACTCAATTGACCAATCTCAAACGAAGACTAATATTAGCCTTTGGGGTGGGACTGTGCTTAACAATTTTTGGAATAATGGCTCCTGATCGTGCTCATGCTACAGAAAATCAAGAACAAGTTGTTATTAGCCCTGCTCAACAAGCAGTTAATACAGCCCTTGCAACAGCCACTACAGAGGTCCAGCAGGCTATTGCAGCCACGGATACTGCCACAGCCACTATAGCAGTAGCAGTTGCTGAAAGGGTAGAGGCTCAGGAAGCAGTAGAAACATTGACTGCAACAGTTTCGGTAGCACAATCAAATGTAGCCTTAGTAGACACAGCCACAGCAACAATCAGTGCTATAAATTTATCTGTTACACCAATAGATCAAAGTTCGCAAGTAGTTCAAGATGCTAAAGATACTATTGTTACAGCCCAAACCTCTATAAATAATATTGATACTTCAACAGCACAGGTTCAAATATCTGAGGCTATTACAGCAAAAACTGAAGCAGCAACAGCACAAACAACTGCTCAAACAGAATTAACTCAAGCCAACATTGCAATTGATAATGCTCAAACAGCAGTCAATAATTTACAAGCAACTATTGGAACTAGCACTAACGTTTTGGCTGGAGTTGATGATGCTGGCATAAGAATGAATCTTCCATTTAGTTTATTAATGGGCGGAACTCTTTATAATAATGTTTATGTAGGATCTAATGCAACAATTACATTTGGTGTGGATGAAGGATGGATTTATTATCAAACTCCAAATGCTCCATCAGTTTCTATTGCTGGATGGGACTGGACAACTTGGAGTACAGGAACAGGAATTACATACGCAACAACTGGATCAAGTCTAGATATTGCTTGGGATTTAAGACCATTTCCACAACAA